CCTGCATCTAAGATTTCGTCAGCCTGAGTAGCTACAATTTGTGCGCCTGAAGAAGATGTACCAACTTCATAACCAATATCACCACTTCCAATAACAGGAGCAGTTACACAAAAGATTTTAATGTCAGTGATAACTGTACCTGCAGGTTGTACAAATGTACCAATAGCAGGTGAGTCACCTGCAGTTGAGTTAACTGTAACACCAGTAACGTGAGCTACGTGCTTTACAAAGAGACTGTTTACAGAGCTACCAAGTGTAGTAGTTCCTGTTACATCAATACCATCTCCAAATGTAATATCTGTTTGATAAGCTTCAATGCCTTGTGTGAGTGTAGTAGTTGCCATGATATTAGATTCCTATATGTTTACCATTTAACTTTATCAGCCCAGTAAGCTGCGCTGAGTTTTCCCTTTTTTATATTTTTACCGTGTCTTGCTTTAAAGGATGCACGTTTTTTCTTCATGCGGTCAG